TGGAATCAGAGGATTACTTATCTAAGATATATCACGAACTAGGTTTGTGATTTCCTTTTAGCTCTTGGTATTCAGTAAGCTTTATTTCGTACTTTTTGTTCTTAGTGTAAAGGAGTTTCAGATTATTCACTATTACAGTAGTGAAGTAATTAAATGCGCTCCCTTTAGAGGGTTGGAAATTCTTGAGGGTTTTGAGAATTAATAAAAAACACTCTTGCTTTGCATCTTCTTTGTCTATATTAAACTTGAACGATTCTAATATGTTAGTGATTAACAGATCAAATAGTTCCATCAACTCATCTTCGTATTCTTTCGGGGTACTAAGATAGAGGGGGATAATTTCTTCAAACCTTTTGTTGTTTATGTAATGCACCTTTTTCCCCATACCCTATAATAGACTAATGCGTGAACTGGATAACATGTATGCAGGACTTAAACCTAGTTGTCCCAATGCTTTATGTGAGGGTTGCACAATTCTGACAGAAAGTAAGCCTGAACATGCTTACATGGACTACGACCTTTTAACAGAGGGGCCAGTCCTTTTTTTATCAGATTCTTTCCGTTATAAGTATGGGAAGCTAGAAGTATTTTCCAAACGAGAACGAGAACTAATTGAGGATTTGTACCCAGAGAAGGTACAGTTTTCTTCGGCTGTAAAGTGTCCCTCTGTTAAAGAGGGTGATATGGTTCCAAACAATATGAAGCTGTGTCGAGAACATCTTGATGCTACAGTTGATAAGGTAAAGCCTCGTCTTATTTATGTTTGTGGTAACTTGGCTATGAAAATGCTTATTAAGAAGAGCGGCATTATGAATAAAAGAGGAGGCTCTTATGAATATAGAACTAATTCTGGGCACAGTTGTATCGTTGTGCCTATTTATCATCCTTATGCTGTACTAAAAGAGCCTCGACACAGGTACTTGTTCGAAACAGACATTAAAAATGCTTATGAAAAATATGTACTTGGCAAAAAGGCTACTGGGAACTTTACCTATGAAGTCCTCTCGGAAATCGAAGATGTGGAAGTACTGGGGGCGCTACTACTTGATACAAAGGAAACTCTCGCAGTAGATATTGAAACCACTGGTCTGAACTTTAGGACTGATAACATTCAAACGATTGCTATTGCTTCTAAGGCTCAGACTTGGGTTGTTCCTCTTGACCATAAGGATAGCCCTTTTAAAAAGGGAGAACCCCACTATGCTAAGGTGTGGGTAATCCTTCGCCGCATTTTAGAGAACCCAAAGAATAAGAAGGTATTTCACAATGCAAAGTTTGATGTGAAGTTCCTCATTAATTATGGCATCGAGCCTATTAATATTTGGGATACTAAGATCATGCACCACTTCATTAACGAGACGGCACCTAAGAGTCTCATGGATCTGGTCAAGCTATACTTTTCTGATGAGTTGGAAAATCTCTAATGCTAACAATTAAGAACCCTAAGACTTTCGACTGGGCAAACATGGCTTTGTCGGACTGCTGCGAAGGGAATGCAGCAGACTCCTACTTTACTCTTAAGCTATTCAATCTGATTGAAGAGAAGATTAGAGAGCTAGGGGTGGATAAGCTTCTCACTAAGTTAATCATGCCCTCGTTGTCTGCCTTCTCCCAGATGGAGTATGAAGGGATGCAGGTTAGCGAGTCTAAGTTATTGGAAGTGGGCCGTCAGTTGCGAGTAGCCAATATTGATGAGGAGGACGAGTTATACAGTTTCGACCAAGTTAAAACTTCCGACAATTTTTCTTCAAATCTAGACTTGATCGAGATACTATATACAAGGGAAGGTTCTTTCGAGTTGTACCCTCCTGACCGCACGGGGAAAGGTTCCCCCTCGGTAGCTGCCCCAACTCTTAAGTTACTATTAGAATACATAGAAGAGGAGTTAAAAAAGCGTGGGTAAGTGGGATTATAGAGAGGAAGGAAAGCGCATTAGCCAGTCTGTCCTCCAAGAGAAAACAACTGAAGAGCTAAGAATTTCGCAAAGCTTTATTAAGAGCTTACTGGGCTTGCGTAAGTCTCAGAAGTTAGAGAAGACCTATATCGTAGGTACTTCTAAAGCTATCAAGTATAATGAAACCTCTAAGGTGTTTGTAGATTATAGGTTTGATGGGACTGCAACGGGAAGACTATCTTGTGCTGCTTATACTGCTAAGAAACCTATGGGGGTTTCATTCCATACGCTTCCACGGAATAAAGAAAATAATATCCGTAGCCTATTCATCGCTCCTAAGGATTACTACTTCCTAACGGCAGACTATGCAGCGATGGAGTTGAGGGTTCTATCCCACATTGCTAAAGATGGCAATATGCAAACAGCCTTCATCAACGGTGAAGACCTTCACACTTATACTGCAAGGATGCTGTTCAACAAGCCTGAGATTACTAAAGAGGAACGACAGATTGCAAAGGCCGTGTCTTTCTTAATTGCATATGGTGGGGGTCCCTTTAATCTGGCTGAAACCACGGGTATTAGTATGGGTAGAGCTAAGAAGATTATTTCTAACTATCAGAAGGTTTACCCAGCAATCTTTGAGTACATGAAGTTCGTGGAGAAGTTTATCAAGAGAAATCAGTATGCTTATACCATATTTGGAAGGCGTAGAAACCTCCCAGACATTGCTTCTAAGGATTACTCTGTAATAAACCGCGCAGCCCGTCAGGGGCTTAACTTCACCATCCAGTCCACCGCATCAGATATACTCTTGTGTGGTCTCCTAGGGACACACAGGAGGCTTATAAAGGAGTCTGTAAATGCTCGCCCAGTTGCTACTGTTCATGACAGTATAGAACTTATTTGTCACAAGGACCACATCTCCAAGTGTTTGGAGATTGTTTACGATGAATTGGTAAACTATCCTTTTATTAAAGAACACTTTAATATCCATTTCGATGTTCCTCTTAAGATTGATGCTGAGGTAGGCTTTTCCTTTGGAGATGGTATCGAGGTAGACTTTAAAGAGGGTAAACCACAGAACCTTCAAGAGATTAAAGAGTATATGAATGCTTAAAAATTATGACTGACAACGAATTATGAAAAAACACTCCCAGAGAAACAACCCTAAACTACTAGGGCTCCTAATACGCCTTAGAAGCTATCTAAAAGAGGCAAGAAGTAAACGAGAGTATATACTGAACCGCTTTAAAAACTTTATACAAAAGCGTTCTAAGCCCCGTAAAAAACCAACCCCTTCAGGTGAGTTCACCTTGGAGATTAGTGTAAATAAAGAATCTACTCAAATAAAGTCCCGCGATTTTTTCCAATCAGAAAAAGGCGTATCAGTAGCCACCTTTAAGAATCTCCAATTAATTCGCACAGAGTCCTTTAATAAGGTTCATTTATTTATTATAAATGCCTTTGAAGATGTTGGAGTAATCTCTGACATAAAGATTGTTGTTTCAAACAATGGGAAAATTATTAAAACCCATAACAACGGAACGCTGTTTCCAGGCCAAGCTTGGATAATGGATATTAATCCAGAAGCAAAATATTTCTATAACAATCTCAGTAAGTATCTGGTGCCTAGTGGGCCTTCTCCCGAGGAAACTTCCAAGTTTATTAAAAGCTGGATAAGCAAACCAATAGAAAAGAGGATAAACTTCCGCAAGATTAAATCAGGGCCAGTTTATATCTATGGACCCTCTGATGCGAATTTCCCTGGAGGAGAAGGTATTTATCCAAATCTTTATTGGGCACACTCTCAAGATGGAGTATCAGCGGCTGCGGATATCCTTTTAGGCTGGGCAAATAGAATGATGATTTTTAAGATCAGCCCTAAAGTAACTAATTTTATAACCCCTTGGACATCTGGAGACCTGTTTAAAGGGCATGATAGTAGCAGAGCTATAGAAACAGAAGGCTTTACTAAAGTAAAAAAAGATAGCCCTAAAAATCAGCCCAGAATTGATGGCTCTTACAAAATGTTGGATCACCAGCATTTAGGCAGGATCAGCCATCCTGCATACTTCTTAGCTAAACAAGGATATAAATTTGCTGAGATAATTTTGGAATTTATTGCTAATGATGTTAGCTTGCGTTGGACTACAGCAAACACTAAAGGAGGATCTCCTAATTATGCTTGGTGGACTTGCTATAATTTACTTGAATCTTATCCAAAAAAGAAGGGATGTGAAATTACAGGTAGGGCCTATGGACAAGCTATGATGGCATTAGCATATGCTATTGACATTTTACCTAAAAAAAGAAGTGAGCAATATTATAAGAATCTCAGTCTTATGGTCGATACTGCTCACTCTGTATTTGATTATGATAATAAAGCTCTACTAAAACTTAAACATATAGATCCAGTATTCAATACAGAATCTTACGAATGGGAGAAGAAGTTTCGAACTCTTGAACACAGTATACCTATAGGTCAACACCCTGATATCCAACCCCAATTTGAAGAAGGTATACTATTTTGGGGATTAGAGCTTACTAAATTAGTTTTTAATAGAAGGGCTTTAGTAGAATCTTCAGAAGCAAGCATAGAAAAAATGCAACAGGATATTCAAGATTCATTTATGACCCATAATGCCACTTTGCGGGTAATGCCTAATAGTAAGTTCTTTCAGAGTAGTAAGTCTCCTTCTACTTGGTCTGGGTTAGTAATAGGAAGCTTGGCAGTAGAAGGCGTGATTTATAATACTTTAAAACAATATCCTTTCTCCAACCCGTTTACTTCTTATCGCTATAATGTTAGTGAGATAAAGTATATGCTATGAAAATTAAATGTTTAGATCACGGCTCCGTCGAATTGATGAACGCTACCGTCGATGGGGATTTGTTGGTAGTAAACGCAGCACGATGCTCCTTTGATAAAGAACAGGAGGCTTTTGATGAATGTAAGGATAACCAACTTATTAAATACTTGGCGAAGCATGACCATGTTCTCCCGTTTCGCCACCCTGTATGCACTTTACGCATTCTTGCTCCTATTTTTGTATTGCGCCAGCTTGGCAAACATCAAGTAGGTTTTTCTTGGAGCGAGATTTCTAGGAGGTATATAACAACCTCCCCGCAGTTCCATAGCCCAGAGGAGTGGAGAAAGAGTGCGGATAATGTTAAACAAGGTAGTTCAGAAGAGATATTGGACCCAGACATTTATGCTAAAGATGACTATGATACAACCTGCAACCTCGCCCATACTACTTATGAGGAATTGTTAGATGCTGGGGTTTGTCCTGAGCAAGCTCGCATGGTTCTACCTCAGTCTATGTTTACTACTACTGTTACCACAGGGTCGTTGCTGGGGTGGTTCCATATGTATAGACTCCGAACAGAGGGACATACGCAGAAAGAAACTCAAGAATATGCCAAAGCAATCGGAGAAGTGATGGTTGACCTCTTTCCTATTAGCTGGGAAGCTTTATGCGAACACTCCTTATAACAGATCTTCATTTAAATTCTAAAGTTCCTGGGCTTCTAAATTCTCAAGTACAGGCTATATTAAAAATTTATCACGACGAATCTCCTGACGAGGTTATTATAATGGGGGATGTGTTTATGTATCGCAAACCTTCCCCGAGTTCTCTCTTAGGGTTTAAAGAGATTATGAATGGTATGGATAGCTGCGATGTAGTTGTTCTCCGAGGTAATCATGACAGTGAAACTAAAGCTGACGATGGTGTTACTGCTCTGAGTTTATATCAAAAGCCTAGAGTAAAAATTATTACACAAACACATACAGATACAGAAAAGGGGCGGGTATACATCCCGCATTATGAAAATGAAAAAACTATTATCAATGCTTTGGAAATGGTTCCTAAGGATTTTACGGTATTCGGCCACTTTGGTTACTCTGGTTGCCTTAATTCCGCTGGGGACGCTGACTTTGGCATCTCTCTTTCTAACTTCACTACTCCTACTTTCTTGGGGCACATTCATGGTTTTCGTGAGGGACAAGGAGGACTTCGAAAGCCTCACCCAAGAGTAGTTTGTTTAGGCACTCCTTATACTACCAATTATGGGGAGGCATTCAAGGATAACTTCTACGCTATTCTGGATGATGGGGGTCCGAGAACAACTAAGAATACAGGGTGGTTTGACCACAAAGGCAACACCTATATTACTGAGTATAAACAACCCACCTCTGGTCCTCGTCACCTGATCTACCCAGCGAGTGAGATAGAGAGCAACTTAGAGATTATTAATGACCCCAATTACTTTACCTTTCTTAGAGTAATGGTTGGCGCAGATCATTATCCAATCCCTCATGACAAGATCAAGGTATCTTACTTAGATGTTAAATATGTCCCTATCTTTAACGAGGAAGATGTGTCTAATTATACTCCCGAAAGGGGTCTTTTCTCTATTAATGAGGTAATCATTAATGATTATGTTAAAGCCGCTAACTCTGTGTTGCCTACGGAAACTTTAATGGAAGGCTATAGGTTACTCAAAGATGAAGATTAGTAAAATAAAAATAAAAAATTTTTATTCATTCAAAGAAGCCTCCCTCGATTTTTCAGACTATAGAGGTCTTACATTAATTAAGGGAAAAAATAAAGATACAGGGGGTTCCAATGGTTCTGGGAAGAGTGCGCTGGTTGAGGCTTTGTTCTTCGCCCTTACAGGCAAGACTATTAGAAAGAGTACAGAGGATAGCTTGGTCAATAACCAAGCCAAGAAGAAATGTGAAATAACCCTAAATCTTACTCATAATAATGAGGAAGTGGTGATTACCCGCCAGAAGAAGCCCACTAAGTTAAGTTTTTTAGTAGGAGAGGAGGATAGAACTCAAGATACAGTTGCTACTACGCAAGCGGCAATTGATTCCTTCCTTAATATTAATCATAAGGTTCTTCTAGCTTCTATGTTCTTCGGCCAGTCTAATGAGGTTAATTTCCTAGACTGCTCGGCTGATGATAAGAGAACGATCATTAGAAATTTTCTGAATTTGGATGATATATTTGATATGCGAGATAAGATTAGAACTGTTAAGTCTACATTTTATCAAGGTATTAAAGAAAAAGCTGCGGTAATCTTAGAGCATCAAAAGACTATTGTTACTTTAGATAATAAGATTGGGGAAGTAGAGAAAGGAAAGAAGGCATTCTCAACTTACGATGAGTATACCCTAAGCCTGTCGCTGGAGGATATCCTAGACGGGGAGAAGGAGGAGAGAGACTTAAACTTTAAGCTCTCTGCTAATCGTAAGGAGATTGATGCGTTAGAGGACAGGCTGGATGATGTGAAAAGGCATCTCCAGCACCCTAACTCTGTGAGGGTATGTCCTCATTGTAGTGCAAAGTCTGAGAAGAAACACGATGTAGATTCTCTTAAAATAGAGCAGAGGATGATCGAGCGGAATGTAAAAGAGTATAAGAGGTCCAACCAAATGCTAGAACTTTCCCGCAGGACTCCACCTATCACTTCTAAAGAATTCGTGAATGTTTTAGAGTATAAAGATCTGTGTAGAGATGAGACTAACTACGGTGATATGAAAAAAGAACTCCTCACCTCTATAGCAGAAGCAGAAAAGATAAAGAATTCAAACAAGACTTGGTATGAGGTGATGAGGTTCTGGGAGAAGGCTTTCTCAGAGCAGGGAGTTATTAAATATATTATTTCTAACATCTTAGACTGTTTTAACGAACGGTGTAATTATTACCTCTCATACTTAACAAACTCTAAATATTTTGTAGAATTTGATCAAGAATTGAATGAAAAAATTGAGACAGACGGAAGACTTGTTCAGTATATATCCTTGTCTGGAGGGGAAAAACGGAAGATCAATCTTGCTATAATGCTTGGCTTGAAAGATCTTTTGCTTCTTACAGATAAGTCTCATGTAGATTTATTGTTCTTTGACGAGGTAGCAGAGAACATTGACGAAGAAGGGGTCTTTGGACTTCACCAACTATTTCAAGAAATTAAGAAAAACAAAACTATTTTTGTTATCACTCATAATAAGTATTTGAAGACTCTACTGGATTCTTCTCCTAGACTCTCTATTATAAAAAACAAAGGACTATCAACGATAAAGGCTTAACATGGCAATGACTACACTCAATACTTTAGGGCAGGAAATTTTTGAAACTCGCTATGCCTACCCTGGCGAGACAAAGTGGAGCGAACGGGCGAAAGTGCTTGCTAAAACCGTAGCTTCTGCTGAACGAGATGAAGATAAAGAAAAGGTGGAGAAATCTTTTTACGAGACGGTTGGATCCGGTGATTTTATTCCTGGAGGTCGCATTATCTTTGGTGCTGGTAGAAATCGTGGGCATCATAATCTTCTTAATTGTTATGTTATTGTCCCTGAAGATAATGTAGACTCTATTGGTAAGACTATACAGGATATGTATAAAATCTCCTGTGCTGGTGGGGGTGTAGGTTTTAATGTCTCTAAGATTCGTCCTAAGGGAGATCACATTGGTAGTGTAACACATTCCGCTCCTGGAGCAGTCTCTGTATTGCAAATGATTAATGAGGTAGGTGAACATGTACGAGCGGGAAAGAACAGGCGCACGGCTCTTATGGGCATTCTTAATGTCACTCATCCTGATTTGCTTGAGTTCCTTAGTGTCAAGCTTGACCAGGGGCAGTTAAATAACTTTAACATCTCTGTTGCTATTACAGATCGTTTTCTAGAAGCAGTTGAGCTTGGAGAACCTTGGCATTTTACTTTCAATAACAAAGAGTATCACTCCTATGAGATTAGTAGATTCTCCCAAGAAAAAGTTGGGGAGATTATTAGTGTTTTAGGGGTAGATGAAGAAGATGTTCTTGCTAGAGCCGAGAATTTTCATAAGGAAAGATGGGATGATACTTTTGAAATAGTTCGACAAAAGGATATGAAAGCTAGAGAGTTGTGGGATATTATCTGGAAGAACTCTGTAGAGTCTGGTGATCCCGGCATATATAATATTGATCTGGCGAACAAGTATACTAATGTTTCTTACTTTGAAAAATTGGATTCAACAAATCCTTGTGGCGAGATATCTTTACCCTCATACGGAAACTGTTGCTTAGGTAATGTTAATCTTAGTAATATGGTACTTGATAATGGTAGGGGTGTCGATTGGAAACGCTTGGCAAGGACTGTCCGTATTGGAGTTAGGTTCCTAGATAATGTTCTTACTATTAATAGCTTCCCTACCGACGAGTGCAAGACTGTAGCAGATCGTTCTAGGCGTATTGGCCTTGGAGTAACGGGGCTGCATTATATGTTAATCAAGTTAGGACTTCCTTATGGCAATGAAAAGTGTTTAGAGTTTCTAGAAAGACTATTTGCTACTATCCGTGATGAGTCTTATAAACAGTCTGTTTATTTGGCTAGAGATAAGACTCCTTTTGCGGAGTTTGATTCTAAGAGATACTTGAATGAAGAATATGCGAAGACGCTCCCCGCACGAATTAGAATGCTTATCAAAAGACACGGTATCCGAAATGCTGTTATGCTCACTATTCCCCCTTGTGGTACTATCAGTATGCTTCACGGGGTTTCTTCAGGTATTGAGCCTATTTTTGCTGCTATGTATAATCGCCGCTGGCGTAGTAATAATATTTGGAAAGAGCAGCTAGTAGTAGACCCTTTATTTCAGCAATACTATGACGAAAAGAAAAACTTAAAGCCGTTTGTAGGAGCTTATGATGTGGCCCCAGAAGATCATATTAAGGTACAGGCTACGATTCAGAAATATATTGACTCCTGTATATCAAAAACAATTAATCTTCCAGCCACCGCAACCCCTGAAGAGTTTTCTCAGGCAGCTTTGGATTATGCTCCGTACCTTAAAGGTCTTACAGTTTATAGAGCGGGTGCTAAGGAGGGGGAACCCTTAGCTGCTATCCCCTTTACCGAAGAAAATATTCAGAAGTATATGAAAAAGGAACACGAAGTAAAAGTAGAAACGGGTGAGGCGTGTTCCTTGGTTGGGGGAGAGTGTGGAGCATGAAAATATATGAGTATGCATGTACCACTTGCAAAGTGTCATGGGAAAAAGAGTATAAGTTTGGGAGCCCAGCAAAAAAAACTAAATGTCCTCACTGTGGGGATAGGTGTGGACAAAATTGGTTAAATAGAGAAGCTCCTCCTGTTCACTTTAAAGGAGCAGGATGGACTGAGACTACAGGATATAATAAGCAGGGGGGTTCTGACGAAATTAATAAAAAGCTCCAAGACAAATGCTCAGAGCGTATGGGGTCTGGATGGCAGCACTATGCTAAGTATGAGCCCTCAAAAGGGTATATTAAAGCTGCCAAAGCGAGACGATTAAGTGATAACGAGGTTAAAAGAGGTTTAGATGCTTCCAAGAAATTGAGCAGCCAAGTCTATGATAAGGCAGGAATGGATCCAAGTAAAAAAATTAAACCACAGTAGCTGAGGAGCCACATGTACGAATTTAGCGAAAATATTCAAAGGGGAATGTTATACCTCCTCAAATCAGATTCAGATTTTTATCTACAAATTGTCAATCTAGTTAAGCCTGATTATTTTGAGTTTCCCACACATGGAAGGATTTTTTCTGTAGTCCGAGATCATTACGAGAAGTATAAGAAGCTCCCTACTGATGATTTCATTGAGCAGGAGATTAGGTCTACCAAGTCGGAAAAAGAATCTCTACATGACTTCACAGATGAGCTTCAATATATCAACAAGTTAGACACCTCTGCTTTGGATGCAGATGAGTACTACCTTGACCTAATTGAAACCTTTGCCAAGCGTGAGGCTATGAAGGCTGCAATTAAGCAGTCCCTAGTTCTCATTAAGGAGGACAGGGTGGAGGAGACAGAAGAACTTGTAAGAAAGGCTTTGTTGGTCAGTCGCACAGTCGATATTGGACAGACTTATTTTTCTAATTTTAAGGATAGATGGGAGCGTACTCATAATTCTGAGCAACAGGACAAGTATAAGACTTTACTCCCTATGTTGAACCAATCCCTTGAGGGGGGTTTGGGTGAGAAAGAGCTTGCAATGGTTATTGCCCCTCCAGGGGTAGGGAAATCCCTATGGCTTGTCAACCAAGCAGTTCAAAGTATGCTTGAGGGACGCAAGGTGCTATATGTGTCGCTGGAAATGTCAGAGGACAAGATCGCACAGAGGTTCGACTCCGTGATGACCTTAATCCCTCAGACCCAACTAAAAGATCCTGCCGCCCAGCTTAAAGTTGACGAAAGGCTAAGTATTTTCCAAACCAACTTTCCTGATAGTCAGCTTATGATTAAGGAGTTCCCTTGTGGGACTGTTACTGTGAATGGTCTGAGAGCCCTTCTGGTGCAACTAAGAAACTATGAGGAGTTCTCACCTGAGGTAATCATTATCGACTATCTGGAGCTTCTCAGGCCCACTAGAGACGGACAGCCTGAGTATCAGGCTCAACAGAGGATCGCAGAGGAACTTCGGGGATTAGCTATGGAGGAAAAGGTTCTTCTATGGACAGCAACTCAAACCAACAGGATGGGAAGGGCTGTGAAGATTATTACCGATACTGAGTTAGGTGACTCCTATGGTAAGATTAGAACCTGTGATTTCGCTATCTCTCTTAATCAAAGTGAGGAAGAGTTTGATGCAGGAAGAATGAGGGCTTATGTGGTTAAGTCTAGAAATGGTAGACCTCGGTTTACTGTCCCAATGACAATAGATTACAATATTTTAAGAATGGCAGAGGGTGAGTATGACAACGAGGAAGAATAGGTTACTAGATAAGTTGCCGAAAGAGTTTGATGTGGGTTGGACAAAGTTTGAGTTTAAGCTTAAAAAGAATCTTTACTCTGACGAGTCTAAGTGCTTTGGTGTCACCGACTTCAATGAGCTTACGATAACTTTAGAGGATTCAATGTCGGATAAGATAGCACATCCGACTATTATACATGAGGTGTGTCATGCAATGATGGAAACCTTTGGATTGGGAGGAGATCATGATAAAGATGAAGATGTCTTGACTAACTCCAACGAGTATATTACGGAAGCCTCTTGTAGATGCTTTCTAATGTTTAAGAACTTAAACTCGGAATTATGGAAAATACTTTTTGAGGAATATTATGAATAAAGCGACCGATTTACTAGAAGCGTTGGAAGACCTAACTTGGGAAAATTATGTGGATATCGCAGATGCGGCAACGCAGTTTGATAAGCACAGTATTGACTCTGAGATGGCTAAACAGGCTTCTATCTATTCGTATTATCAAGGATTACTGTCGGTAGCTAAAAAAAGGCTTGATGACGCAAACCTTACTTTAACTAAATATACGGCACAAACGAGAAAAGACCAAAAATCCGCTACGGCAGCGAAACAAACAGCCAAAGATTTGGACGATTTTGTTGAGTCTTCCGATCAGTTCCGAGTATATACAGAGAGAGCAAATGAAGCTTCTTTCAAGTATACTCTTTTGAAGGGCTTGGTGTCTGCGTTGGAGCATAAGAAGGATATGCTGGTACAGCTATCATCCAATCGTCGCGCTGAGACAAACTTATACAGATAAACTAAAAATTTCGTAAACTACGACTATAATACAATAACTGCCAACACAACTAACCATAGGAGGTTTAACATGGCTATCGACTTAGACGCTCTCCGAGCAAAACATGAAGAATTGAGTGGGAACAAACCCGCTGGTGGAAACGCTGATTTCCTTTCGAATTTTATCCAATTGCTAGAGGGTACGAATTCCGTTCGTATTCTTCCCGGCAAGGATGAGGACACTATGTTCTACGCAGAGACGAAGATTCATAGGGTTCCAACTGGTGATGGACAGGTTAAGAATGTTCATTGCCGCAAAATCCACGGGGAACCTTGTCCTCTGTGTGATGCTTACTACTCGCTCTGGAAGGAGCCAAACAAGGATGAGGATCTTGCCCGACAGATTAAACCTCGTTCCCGCTACTACTTGAATGTGGTAGACCGTGAGACGGGGGATGTTAAAATCCTCTCTATTGGCGTGATCCTTTTCAAGAAGGTTATCGCTGCCATGCTGGATGAAGATTTCGGTGATATTACCGATGTCGCCTCTGGTCACGATTTTAAGATTGTAAAGACCATGGAAGGCCAATGGCCCAAGTATGATCAGTCTCAACCTCGCCCCAAGTCTTCCGAGGCTGGGAGCAAGGCTGAAGTTGCAGCATGGATGGATTCCCTCCACGATATTCATGCTCTTGTAAAAAAGGAGGAGTATGAAGATGTGAAGACTGCCGCAATTGGCCTTCTTCCTTCTCACGAAGGAAGTATGCAGAATCCCACACCCGTTGAGGCTGTGAAGGATGATGACTACCTCCAAAAGATGCAGAGTAATTAATTATGAGAAAACTGTTTAGCTTTGCACCCATTCTTCTAGCTGTTTCGTTCCTTTTTGCAGGGTGTTCCACCCTTGAAGGGTTCTTTGGCGATGAAGAAATGGTTGTAACCTCCGTACAAAATGTGCGGGAAGGCGCAGATGCCGCAACGGTTCCTGTCGCCTCGCTGCCTGAGGTAGTCCGAAATCTTGTCCCTGAGGGAATGGAAGTAGTTGTAATTAACAGGGAAGACCTTGTTAGTGAAGATGCAGCACATATTCCCCTTATGGGTGAGTTTGGGGATACCGCTATCGGTACTGCCGTTGATGCAGCGATACATATTGGCACCACTTTCTTTCCAGCTTTGGCTGGATGGGAAGCACTCCTGTTGCTGTTCTTCCGAAGGAAGCGTCAGCACTATGTTGGTGCATTCAAGTCGCTATGGCCTGGAGATAAGAATGTGGATCTTGGGGCATCCCTTGGCAGCGTAGCCGCTGCTCTTGGTATGACTCACTCTTCCGAGGGGACCGAAGCGACTTTCGAAGAGGAGTTAGAAGAAGAAGGGTAGTTTATTAACTAGCTGACTATAATAGGAGGACGGGTTTTTTTTCTCGTCCTCCTATTTTTCTTAGGTGTAATATGACGAAGAAAAAATTAAAAATACTATGCGCTCCTGCTAATGAGGGGGGTTGTTCATATTACCGAATAATTGGACCTATGAAGAAGCTTAATGAATTGTACGGTGATCAAGTTGAGTTCCGATACAATTTAAACCCTTTAGGGATGGTTACTAAAGAGAATACCGAGAACGGGGAAGAGACTGTTAGTGGAATCTGGTTGAAGGACTGGGACTTTGCTGATATGAAGTGGGCTGATATTATATGGACTAATAATATTTCTAACTTTGGTGGACCTTATACAGCCAGATTAGTGGGGAAGGCAAAGGAGTTTGGAAAGTTTGTTCATTTTGACACGGATGATCTTCTAACTGATTTGTATGAAGGACACCGATTATATTCTGTGTATAAAGATCGGGGGTTAAAGGAAATTACGGAGTTCATCTATGCTAACGCAGATTTAGTAACTGTCACACAGAGAAAGTTTGCAGAAAGGGTGAAGGAGAATGTGAACGGGGTTCTTGCTATTGTGAAGAATGCTATTGACTATGATTTACCTTGTTGGAATATGCCCCCTTATCCTAAGACACATAAAAAAGTGATGAGAGTAGGTTGGGCAGGAGGTATTCATCATGAAGAAGATGTTAAAGAGTTTGCAGGAGTTCCCCATCTTGTCAACGGTAGGGTAGGTAGAGAAAGAGTTCATTGGGGTTTCTATGGATCCCCACTTCCTCCTAAGAAGGAGGACGGAGGGAAGGACGAGTGGCAACATGAGGTGTGGAGGAACTACAAAAGGATTCTATTATCAGGGTTCAAAGGACAGGCTAATTGGCAAATTTACCACGCTCTTCCCCCTGACAGCTATGGTGGGATTTATGCTAACATGGACCTTGCTATCGCTCCTCTTCAAATGAATGAGTTTAATGATTCCAAGTCTGAGATTAAAGTAGCTGAGGCAGGGAGGTATAAGATTCCTCTTATCGCTTCTGATGTGGGGTGCTATGATGAAACTATTGTTAATGGGAAGACAGGGTATCTGCTTCCAGCAGGAGCTAGTAAAGGTGATTGGGTAAAGGTTCTAACTAAGTGTCTTAAGAATCCTAAGCATGTTAAAGAGATGGGAGAGAATCTTCATAAAATTACAGAAGAGTACTTTAGTTTAGGAAAGGTTTGCAAGCACAGATTGGAATTATACGAGGAGTCTATTAAGTTAATAAAATCCAGAGGAAGACCAGAACCCGTCACTTATAATCAGGAGTGGACCTTTGAGTGATACAACGGTAGTAATTAAGACCATCGGCAGAGGCTCCCTGAGAGCCGCTGTAGCGTCTGCAAAGAGAGAGGGGTTCAGTACCCTTGTCGTAGCCGATGGAGTTGATGTAGAGGATGTAGGGGCTGATAAAGCGGTCAAGCTGGGCAGACCCTTTGGGTACTACGGAGGGATGTGTGCTAATGTAGGAGCAGCCTTAGTGGAGACAGAATTTATTACTTTCTTAGACGATGACGATGAGTTTATTGTTGGTGCTGGGAAGGTAATTCGTAAAAAGCTGAAAGAAAAGCCTGAGGTTGATATTTGGATTGCGGGTGTGAGATTTAACGAGGAAGTGGCAATGCTTAACCAGTATACTGGTGCAGTAACTTATCGAGGCACAGACCTCGCTATTTGGCCCGAAAAGGGAGTTGCTCAGGGGAATGTAGCAATGCCCACTTTCAGAACTAAAGTTTTTGAAATAAGTCCATTTCTCAATACTATGAAGCCTGAGTTTGCAAACTTAACAGATCTTGTTCATGTAACCGCTTGCCAGCAAAACGGATTTAAGATTGATTGGTTTGGAGAAG